TGTTGACTTAGGTTCTATCGGTTACTCCGAAGAAGACGGAATTGCGATGTGGGATTGCCCTTACACAATGATTCCTTCTACAAGTGGTAACGATGAACTTTCAATCATCTTTGAATAGTTAAATCTTCACTTTGTAGTGTTGGGGGGTTTATACCCCCCTTTTTTTGGGCTATGGTAATTGGGAATATCATTATTTTTTATGGCATTTATCCGTAGAAAGTCAAAAGCCTATCCTTGGCCTGTCGAAATCAAACGTCCTTCTGAAACAAATGCAGGTGAATTTGATACAGATACATTTACTATCAAATTCAAAAGATTAGCTAAAAAAGAATTAAATGCGTTTACTGAGGCAGATGAAGACAAAGCATTAGAAAAGATTGTTGTTGGTTGGAGTGATATTACAGAGGAAGATGGAACTGAAATCCCCTTCACCAAAGCTACATTAAAAGAGTTTTCAGAAGATATTGATTTTGTAGCTGGTGTCGTTGAGGCGTTTCAGAAATTCTATGCCAAAGGTAAGGAGGGAAACTAACAGAGGCCGCTATTTACTGGGTTTCTGGCGGTAAACAAGTAGAGGATATGACTCAAGAAGATGCAAAAGCGTTTGGTATTGAGCTTCCTGAAATTCCAGAAGAGAAAAATGAATTTGAAGTGTGGGATTGCAATTGGGAAACTGTTATGGTTTTTCTAAAGATGCAAACTCAGTGGACTGTCTCGATGGCTGGGTACGTTGGATTAAAATATGAAGTATTATTAGTAGCTGGAGGTCTATTTGACCTCTACAATATAAAAGACCGCACTGAGGTGTTAGAAGGACTTCAAATTATGGAAACTGCGGCACTTAAGGAATTTAGTAAGAAGGAGTCGAAATAATGGCTAAAGGTCGTAGTATTGCTGATCTAATAATTAAGTTGGAGGCTCAAGGCTTTCAACAATTAGAGGGGATACGAAAGGAATTAAATTCTTTAGCGTCTACGACTCGATTAAGTAATAGTGCTTTAGCCTCTGCTGCAAAGGAGGTTTTGCAATATGGAAAAAGAACTAGCAATACTACTGCAAGCGTTAAGGCGCAGATAACTGTTCTTAAAAGTTTAAGAGATCAAGTTGGATTAACAAGTCGTGCTTATAAAGGCATGACTGGTGAAATAAATAAATTACAGCAAATACAGAAGGGAGGTTTTTCAGATAAACAATTATTAGCTCAGATCACTGGAGCAAAACCACGAACGATTAAAGCTCAAATTGGAGCTAGTTTAAGAGAAGTTGAAAATTCAAGTCTTACAGATGGTAGTTATAGCAAGGCACTGTTAGACGCAACGAGAAGGCAAGAGAGATTTAATGATCAGTTGCAAGAACAGGCTTTAATAACCAAGAATTTATTTCAAATGGATCAAAGTCGTGGACTCACGACTACGAGGTATGAACTGCCTGATCCACAACAAGGTAGTGAAGGGATAAAAGCATTAGCTCAGAAAAATTGGTTTGAACGGTTTTTACATGCTCATATTTCATCTCCATTGTGGAAAAAGGCCACTCAAATGCCCGACCCAGGAGAGGTTTCTCCTTATGGCGGCTATAAGGCTCGAAGAATAGAAGAAAAAACGGATTTCAAGTATGGAACTCCATTACAGCTTGCATTACCTCAAACTACAAATGCTTTACAGTTTGGATTAAAGAAAGTTCAAGAAGAACTTGGAGATTTAACGATTGGATCAACTCAATATCATCGAGTGTTGGGGCAGGTTGCAGAAGCTCAACATAAATATAATCGTGCGTTAAGTCAGACAACTAGGGATTTAAAAAATGCAACTAACATGCGTCCTGTCTCTAGGGACTTGTTGACTGCAAGGCGAAATTTAGCTGGATCTCGAAGAGTAAGAGGTCGTGTAGGATCTGGTTTTTCTGAATTTTCTCAAGATGCTGAATTTGGAATTTATGGCGATGGTCGTGCAATACAAAAGGCTTTAGCAAGAAGGCAAAGAGATCAGGCTAAAATACAAGGCTTTACCAAAGCTCGTAATAACCCAATGGCGGTCAGTGGTTTGTATGACCAGATTAGCAATATTGGCATGTCAAAAGTTAGCGCAAATATTGATCGGATGGGTAAAAGCTGGAGAACAGTAAGAAAAGACATTCGTGCTGCCACCGAAGCTAGTAATGGAAGTATCAGTAGTCTTCAAGCACAAAAATCTGCTTTTGAACAGTTAAGAGCAGGTTTAGATCCGACAAGTAAGGCTTTTAGACAATTAACAAAAGATATTTCTAAAGTTGATGCTCAATTAAATAAATTAAATAGTAATAAATTTAGTGGGCAGAATTTAGGGAGAGCAGCACAAGGAATACTGGGTGCAAGTTTCTTTGGTGGGCCTGCTGGTTTCTTAGGTTCTAGTTTAGGCGTTGGTTTTGAAGCCTTGCGTAAAGGTGGGAATTTGCAGCAAGGAGCTATTACTGGTGGTTTAGTTGCAAGTCAAGTTGCAGCTCCAGTAATGAATTATGCCTCTGGAGCAGCTTCTTATACAGCACAAATAGATAAAGATCGAATTGCTTTAAGAGAAATAACTAAGACGCAAGAGAATTATAAAGTTGCTTTAAAAGCAACAGAACTTGCAACCAAAAATCTAAATATTCCTCAAGATCAAGCAACTAAAGGAATGACAAGATTATCTGCTGCTGTGTTAGGAGCAGGTGGAAATATTGAAATTGCAGCAACAAGTTATTTGAATGTTTTAAGTGCAATTAAAGGTACTGCTGGTGGTGCTGAAGATGCTAAAAGTGCCATTACTGCGATGGTTCAAATATTTTCAAAGGGGCGTGTATCTGCGGAAGAATTGAGTGGACAATTGGGGGAGAGATTCCCTGCGGCAGTTACTGAGTTTGCTAAAGCAAACAATATAAGTGCAGCAACTTTACAAGCACAATTAAAGAACGGAGAAGTCGGTTTAGATATGTTATTGAAGTTTGTAAATAGTCTTGTTAAGTTTCAAGATTCTGCTTTAAAAATTGGAGAATCACCGCAAGAAGCTGGAGCAAGATTGTTGATACAAATGAACGAAATGAAGATAGAAGTAGGTAAAGTTTTACAAGGATTAGGTGCTGATTTTCAAGAGTTAGGGAAAGAACTTGCAATTCTTTTCATGCCTATGGCTAAAGGTATTGCTATTGCTGCTGTAGCAGTTGCCAAAGGTGTATTAAAGATTGGTCAAGGTTTTGCTTGGTTATTGAAGAGGGTTGATGATATTACTGAAGCCATTCTTGTTTTTAGTGGCACGTTTGCGACTGCATTTGCAGTAATGAAGGTTACTACCAATTTCGGGTTGATTGCAGATGGTCTTTTGAAAGTTCAAGCAGCAATGAAGGGTATTAGTGTTTCTGCCTTCTTAGCTAATTTCTCGGTTACAGCTTTGAACAAAAAACTTAAGGCGACAATTGCTTTGGTAATGAAAAATCCCTATCTATTAGGGGCTGCTTTAGTCGCTGGTATAGGGACAGCAGCTTATATGGAACATACTGAATATACTCGTATGGCTAAAAATATTGCTGATGGAACTGTTTCTCTAACAGATGCACAAAAAGAGTTAGATAAGCTTAGAGACACAATGAAAGAAGTAAAAGAATCAATGAGTGATCCAACAAAGAGTGTAAAAGGTGGAATTTTGGATTTCTTCCAAAATAAAGTATTTGAAGGTGGTTCTGCTGCTAATACTGATATAAGAAAGATGGCTAAGTTGAGATCGTTGGAGGCGGCTGAAGGAATACTTGAAGGTGCAATGGAAGCAGCAAAACAAGGTAATCAAGAGGAATTTAAAGAGTTAATGGAGTTGTGGACTTCATTGCAATCTAAATTTGAAAGTATGGGTAATAAGGGTAAAGAAGTTTATGAAGGATTAGCGGGTGGTGTTAGGAAATGGTCTGATGAAATGAAAAAGATGGGAGAAGAAATTGCGAATACGACAGCATCATGGCTGGACAGGCTTGCTGATCAATTTAGTCAGTTCGTAATGACTGGGAAGTTTCAGTTTAAAGAATTTGCTCGTTCAATTATTGCTGATATAGCAAGGATGATTGCAAAACAAATGATATTTAATATGATTGCTGGGTTTAGTGGTGGTGGTAATTTCTTAAGTGGTTTGTTTGGTGGTGGAACAAAAACAGTCAGAGGGTCGGTTCAAGGATCGGGATTATTTGCGAAAGATTTTGATGATCCAACAGCACAATGGGCAAAAGGAGGAGTTTTTGCTAAGAACGGCATTGTCCCTTATGCCAAAGGAGGCATAGTTAATAGCCCTACACTCTTCCCGTTTGCTAAGGGAGTTGGCCTGATGGCCGAGGCTGGGCCTGAAGCCATCGTCCCGCTAAAACGTGGTAGAGATGGAAAACTTGGAGTAGCTGGCGGCGGTGGTACTACTACTGTGAATGTGTCAGTTGATGCGAAAGGTACTAAAGTCGAAGGCGATGGCAAGCAAATGGCTCAATTAGGCAGGATGCTTGGTTCTGCAATTGAGATGGAAATTGCAAAACAAAAACGACCAGGAGGACTTTTAGCTTAATTTCTTATGGCTATTTTTGACGGAACTACTCTTCAATGCGTTGCGGAACCAAGTTACGCAGCCAGCGTTAGTGAAACTCCAGATCTTCGTATAACTTCTTTTGGGGATGGTTATCAACAAAGGAATACGATGGGCATGAATACAAGACGAAAGAACTGGAGCCTTACCTTTAGTAATAGAACAAATGCAGATCGAGATAAAATAGTTGGTTTTTTACAAGCAAGAAATGGTAAAGAGAGTTTTGATTGGATTGATCCAACAACGACTAATTACAAGAAATATGTTTGTGAAAGTTGGGATGTAGAGATGACATCTTTTAATAACAATACGATTTCAATGGAATTTAAACAGGTATTTGAATCTAGCTAATGCCAGTACCAGTAAGTCATCTCCAAAGTGCTAATCCAACTGCGGTTATTGAATTATTTGAGTTGGAATTAAATACAACTTTGCATGGAAACGCAAGAACGGCTGGTTGGCCTCCTTGGGCATATAATCGAGACATAAGGTATGGCAAGGAGGTAAGAAGCTCATCTACTCATGCAAGTGGTCTTGTCTTTAGGGTGACTGTCCCTGGAACGACTGGTGGAACAGAACCTTCATGGCCTTCTTCAGTAGGAGGAACAGTTACAGATGGAACAGTGACATGGAAGGCTGTTCATCCAACTTATTATTTTCATAATGGTGCTTCTAGTAACACGATCAACAATAATTTTGTAGATATAAAATTTGGAGGTCAAGTTTATCAACAACTACCTATTAAAGCTGAAGGTTTTGAATACAAGGGAAAAGGATCTTTACCTAGACCAACGATGACTGTTAGTAATTTGTTTAATACAATTACTGCGATTTTAAATGAAGTTAATATCACGACTACAGGTAATGATTTGGCAGGAGCAAAATTAACAAGAGTAAGAACTCTTGAACGCTTTATTGATGCTGAAAGTTTTGGTACTGATAATTTCCTTGCAGCAGAAGATGAAGATGGAATTGCAATGGAAAATGACGACACATTTAATCCCGAAGAACTTGGAAATCCTTATCAAGTTCCAGATGCTACTCAAAGGTTTCCCGATGAAGTTTACTTTGTTGATAGAAAGGTTAATGAGAATAAAGATATAGTTGAATTTGAATTATGTAGTGCGCTTGATTTGGCTGGTGTACGTCTTCCAAAAAGACAATGTTTACCTGCTGATTTCCCAGGTATAGGTACGTTCCATACATGACATGGAAAGATGATGCTCTTTTAGCCGCTAAAGAGGCTGATCCCAATGAATCTTGTGGCTTATTAGTTGTTCTTAAAGGGAAAGAATATTATTGGGCTTGTAAAAATATTGCTGAAAGTCGATATGACCAATTTATTCTTGACCCACAAGACTATGCGGCGGCTGAAGATGCTGGTGAGATATTAGCAATAGTTCATTCCCATCCCATCACACCACCAACTCCTAGCCAAGCAGACATGGCTTCTTGTGAAAGTAGTGGATTACCTTGGTATATAGTTAATCCCAAAACAGAGGGATGGTATTACTTTGAGCCTTCTGGATATGAAGCACCATTAGAAGGCAGAACATGGGTGTGGGGAGTGGCTGATTGTTGGACGTTAGTAAGGGATTTTCATCTTAGAAAAGGTATAGAATTAAGAGACTGGGAAAGACCTATTAATCCAGAAGATTTTAGATTAAATCCTATGTTTGATAATTGTTGGAAAGATACAGGGTTTAGAGAACTTGAACCAGAAGAAGAATTACAAGAAGGTGATTGCTTGTTGATGAATATTAGAGGTAAAGGGTTAAATCATATTGCGGTGTTTTTAGAAGGGAATGATATTTTGCATCATTTACAAGGAAGATTATCAAGTCGTGACCAATTGGACGAATGGCTATTAAAGTGTATTGGTAGGAGGATAACTTTACGTCATGCTTAGAAGAATCAAGTTATATGGAAAACTTGCAAAGTTTGTCGGTCAAAGAGTTTTAGAAGCAGACGTACATAATGCGGCTGAAGCTGTTCGTTTCTTAGTGGCTAATTGGCCTGCTTTAGAACAGCACATGGCAGATCAATATTACAAGGTAGAGGTTGGCAGTAATGCTTTGACTTTGGAAGAGACTGTTTATCCTATTGGTTCAGACGATATAAGTATCACTCCTGTTATTAGTGGTGCTGGAGGAAATACAGGAAGGATAATTTTAGGTATTGCTTTAATAGGTGTTGCGATAATGGCTCCTGGTGCTGGTTTTGCTTTCGGAGCGAAAGGTGCTGGATTTATTGCTACTGGTGCTGCTGCTGGTGGCTTTAGTCTTGGCGCACTTGCAGGAAATATAGGAATAATGTTAGTTCTTTCTGGTGTTGCTGGGATGTTGACTGATACCCCAACAGTTCCAGAATCAGAAGAAGATCCGCAAAACTCCTTTAGTTTTAGTGGTATTCAGCAAGTAGCAAGAGCAGGAACTCCTGTTCCTATTTGTTATGGAGAGGCAATGACAGGATCTGTTGTTATCTCAGCCGAAATTGATGTAGCTGATCAGGTAATAACATGACAAAAATTATTGGTTCTGGTGGTGGTGCAAAAAATCAAGGTGGTGGTGGTCGTACACCTACCACTGATGCTGACACTCTTGATAGTAAAAGTTATGCGAATGTTTTAGATCTACTTGCTGAAGGTGAAATAGAAGGATTAAAAGATGGATTGAAATCTGTTTATCTAAATAACACGCCTATTCAAAATAATGATGGTAGTTTTAATTTTTCAGATGTTTCTTATCAATTTAGGGAAGGTACATCTAACCAAACTAAAATAAATGGTTTTGATAAAGCAGCAACTACTGTTTCTGTTAATAGGCGAATAACAAAAGATGATCCAAACGTAGGAGAGACAGAGACGGTAGCAACTTCTGATTCTATTGATGCAGTAAGAGTTATTTTACGTTTTCCTTCTTTACAGCATATTGAAGATGATGGAGATATTACAGGAACTTCTGTTCAATATAAAATTCAAATGTCAGTTGATGGAGGTGGCTTCACCGACAAAATCACTGAAACATTGTCAGGGAGAACAGGTGATTTGTATAAGAGAGATTATGAATTAACTTTGCCTTCTAATTTCAGTACAGAAGTAAAAATTAGAGTTATTCGTTTAACAGATAATGCTGCTGATTCTGCAAGACTACAAAATGAGACATGGTGGGATTCTTTTGTTCAACTTACTTATACAAATAATACTTATCCCAATTCTGCTATAGCTGGTCTTCGTGTAGATGCACAGCAGTTCCCTTCTATACCTAGAAGAGCTTATTTAATTAGAGGAACAAAGGTAAGAATCCCAAGCAATGCGACTGTTGATAATAACACTGGAGCATTAATTTATTCAGGAACTTGGAATGGTACATTCCAAGCTGCTACTTGGTGCGCTGATCCTGCTTGGTGCTTATGGGATCTTCTTACATCCACCAGATATGGGCTAGGTGATCATGTTCTTACTGCTGCTGAAAAAACAAGTTTTAATGGAAATGCAGAACGGTTAAGTAAATTTGATTTTTATGCTGCTTCTCAGTATTGCTCTGCAAACAACACCAGACCTAATAATCCAAATAATGATTATGGGCCTAATGGTAAGCATGGTATAGCTGATGGATTTGGAGGATTTGAACCACGATTCTCTTGCAATGTTTATATCCAAGGTAGAGCAGAGGCTTTTAAGTTAATAAATTCAATGGCTGCTGTCTTTAGGGCTATGCCTTATTGGGCTGTAGGTAGCGTTGCTCTTTCTCAAGACAAGCCACAATCAAGTAGTTATTTGTTTACTTTGGCAAATATTACTTCTGATGGATTTAATTATTCGGGAAGTAGTCAGAGGTCGAGAGCAACTGTAGTTGTTGTTAAATATTTTGATAAAACTCTTAGATCTTTTGCTTATGAAGAGGTGAAAGATGACGCAAGCCTTTTCAATGGAATAGCCAAATACGGCGTTATTACTAAGAACATTGAAGCTTTCGCCTGCACAAGTCGAGGTCAAGCCAAGCGTGTAGGTCGATGGATGATCTATAGCGAATCTCAAGAGACAGAGGTTGTTAGTTTCACTTGTAGCTTGGAAGCAGGTGTTTTAGTGCGTCCTGGGCAAGTTATTGATGTTGCAGATCCATTAAAGGCTGGTCTTAGAAGAGGTGGACGGATTGTTTCTGCAACTGCTGGTCAAATAACAGTTGATGGTACTGCTGGAGTAGATACTGATTTACCTCAAGGTTCTGTTGGATATACAAGAACGCTTCATGTTTTACTTCCTGATGGAACTGTTGAATCAAGAACTGTTAGTAATATCAGTGGCAATGTTATTACTCCTAATACCGTCTTCAGCAGCGCACCAAATCCCAATAGTGTTTGGGTGTTAGAAACATCTGGAGGCACTTCTGCTGAGAACTTGCAGACAACTCAGTGGAGAGTTGTTGGAGTTGAAGAAGTAGATGATCTTGAATATAAAGTTTCAGCACTTGCTTATAACGCTTCTAAGTATGCAAATGTTGAGACAGGGTTTTCTCTTACTCAAAGAGACTTTAGTAATCTAAATGAGATTCCTGCTCCTCCTACTGGTTTAAATATTGTTGAGCAACTTTATAAACAAGCTGATCAAGTTAAATCAAAACTTGTTATTTCTTGGGAAGCTGTTTTAGGTGTTAGCAAGTATGAAGTCAGATGGAGAAAAGATAATTCTGATTGGCATGTTTATACAAAAGTTGGAACAAATGATGAAATTGCAGATGTAACTGCTGGTAGTTTTGAGATTAGAATCTATAGCCTTAACGCCACAGGTGTTCCATCTTCACTTCCTTTAAGCAACACAACAATTGCAACAGGTAAAGATAGAAGTCCTAGTACTGTTACTAATTTCTCTTATACATTAGATCCTAAATTAGGATTTATTCTTCATTGGGATAAGTTAGTTGCTGTTTATCCATTCTTTGATGATTTAGATGTTGTTGGATATGAAATAAGGACAACAGATGCAGAGTGGGGATTAGAAAATAATGATTATTATAATTTTGCTTCTCCAGTTGCAGGTGAGAATTTAATAGCAAGAGTTACGGCTAATAGTTATAACCTTGGTTTTACTCCTCCAGGTTCTAGGTCTTATTACATCAAGGCTTATGACAGCCAAGGAACTTATAGCGTAAATGCAGGTTCTCAATCTATAGCGATTGCAGCTCCATTATCTCCTACTGCTATAGGTGATATTGAAGGTAATTTTGTAGTTATTAGTTGGACAAAAGTTCAAACATTAGGAAGATATGCGATTGATTATTATCAAGTTTCTAAGAATAGTAATTTTACTACGGTTCTTGAAAGTTTAGATACTACGGTTTACAAGAGAGAAGTTGATTGGACAGGAGCGCAAACTTTTTATGTTAGGTCTGTAGATATAGCAGGTAATTTTAGTACAGCTAATAGTGTCACTCTTCAAAACACGCAAGCATCAAATTATGGATTATCTGTTAATTACGATAGTGGAACCTCTGCTGACTTGACTTGGAGTGAAAGGAATGGTGGTACTCCAACTGTTGCTTATCAAATAGCTCACAGTCCAACTTCTGTTACTTCTTTTGGAGAAGCGACTGGTAATCAACAAATACAAGGAACAGCTTTTTCATTCCTTGTTAGTTGGAATACTGATAGAAGATTTTGGATTCGATCAATTGATGCTCAAGGCAATACAGGTGCAGAAGAATATTTTGATATTTCATTCACTATTGCAAATGCAGTTTCAAACCTTACTTCTACCTTTAAAGGAACAACAGGTAATGCCCTCCTTAAAAGTGAATTAGAACTTGCGTGGACTGCCGCAGTAAAAGGAAGTTTAAATATTGAAGAATATGAAATAAGAAGAGGAACTACTTTTGCTAGTGCTTCAGTCATATTGACAATTAAAGCTTTAGTCGCAACGACACAGGTTGATTGGAATGGAACTCAAAAATTTTGGGTTGTAGCAAAAGATGTTAATGGAAATTATGGAACAGAGACATCTATAGATGCAACGATTACTCCTCCTGCGGCGGTTGGATCTTTTGCTCAAGAAGTTATAGATAATAATGTCTTACTTAACTGGTCTGCTGCTGAATCTGTCCTACCAATTCTTTACTACAACATTAAACGTCAAACTGATCCAAATTTACCTTTAGATACTGTTGCTAATTTCAATAGTCGAGGAAAAGAGATTGGTACTAAGCAGGGATTATTTACGACTGTTTTCGAGACAATTGCTGGAACTTACACCTATTGGATTGCTGCTATTGATTCTGCTAATAACACAGGACAACCAGTCAGTATTACTTCAAGTGTTAATCAGCCACCAGATTATATTCTCAGAAAAGATGTAAATAGCATATTTGAAAGTCAACCTTCTGTTCCAACAGTAGTTACTAAAACAAATGCGTTTGCTGATCAAGGTTTCTTATTCGTCAATGTAGATACAACAAGAACCTATCAAGATCATTTTATTGGAACAGGTTCATCTGGTTCTCCTCAATATCCTAATTGGAACTCTTTTGGGCCAAATGAAATTTATGGTTTACCTTCTGCTACTACTGGTGATTATGAAGAGATTTTGGATTATGGAACAACATTAGCTGGAACAAAAGTCACTATGACTTTTACAGGAGAGCATGTAGCAGGAGGGACAACAACAACAGCGAAAATTTCGACCAGTCCAACTGGGCCAAGTGACACTCCTGCTGGAAGTTATAGCTGGACAGATTTCCCTTTGGCGGCAACAACAAGTCCGA